GGGGCTCTGACGGAAACTGAACCGCACAGTTGTGAGTCACTGGTCGTGGGAAGTAGCGCCCCACGACCGGCGAGCGAACCGGGGTCCAGGCGCAGACGGATCGTGTCGAGGAGGTTCGCATGGCGCCCGTGCGCTTGCTTGTGCTGTTTGTGTGTCTCGTTCTGTTCGCCGCGTCGGATTCCGGACGCAAGCCTGCCAAGAGCATGCTTGAGCGCTTGGTCCTCAACGTCGCCGAGGTGATGGACATCACTGGCCTGTCGCGTCAGTACGTCTACAACGAGATCAAGTCGGGCCGCCTGCGCAGCCTCAAGGTCGGCCGCCGGCGCCTGGTCCGCGTGGCGGACCTCGAGACCTGGCTGGACAGCTTCGCCGACACCGCAGCCCAGGGATGACGCAGCCCCCCGGAGCGGGGGGCCGCGACGACAGTGGTGCTGACGCCGTAGACGCTATCCCCTTCCTTCCCTCCACCAGCCCGCAGATCCTGCGAGAGCTGGCCGCGCTCATCGAGAGCCGCCAGCCCAACCGGGCCGGCTCGCCGCAGGCCCGGCGGCGGTTGTCGCCCGAGGCGCTCCAAGAGCTGGCCGACATGCTGGAGCTCCGCAAGCGCCCCACGGTCGGCTGGTGGCGTCGGCATCTGGCCGAGGACCCCGAGCCGTGAGCTGGTGGCCGGCCGAGGCCGACCGGCTCGACGCGCGCGCCGACCCCGACACGGCCGAGGCCTTCGACCGTCTCTACGACCTGGGCCCGCTGCTCGACGCCGCGGTCAGGCTCATCGGCCGCTACGTCGCCTTCGGTCGGCCCGTGGCATGCGACGCGGTCGCCCTGTGGGCGGTGCACTGCCATGTCGTGACCGCGTTCGACTCGACGCCCCGGCTGGTGCTCGTGTCCCCCGAGAAGCAGTCGGGCAAGACCCGCACGCTCGAGGTGCTCGAGCTCCTCACACCGTGTCCCCGCCACGGGGTGAACCTGAGCGCCGCCGCGCTCTTCCGTGCCGTGGCGGCCGAGCAGCCCACCCTGCTCTTTGACGAGGCCGACACGTTCTTCGGCTTTAGGGCCCGGGAGCACGAGGAGCTGCGGGGGCTGGTCAACGCCGGGCACCGCAAGGGTGCCATGGCGTACCGGTGCGTCGGGGATCCAAAGAAGATGGAGGTGCGGGCCTTCCCGGCGTATTGCGCGGTGGCCCTGGCGGCCATCGGGGACCTGCCCGACACCATCACCGACCGGGCCGTCGTCATCCGCATGCGCCGCCGGGCGCCCGACGAGGTGCTCAGCCCGTTCCGCCGCCGGCTGGCGCTGTCCGAGGCCGAGCCGCTGTGCGACGCCCTGTCGACCTGGGGCGCCATGGCCGCCGACGAGCTGGCCGACGCCTGGCCCGAGATGCCCTCGGGACTGGCCGACCGGGCGGCCGACGTGTGGGCTCCGCTCATTTCCATCGCGGACATGGCCGGCGGTGAGTGGCCCGAGCGAGCTCGGGCGGCCGCGGTCGCCTTGAACGAGGACCGGGTCGCCGTCGACGTCTCGCTTGGAGTGCGGCTCCTGGGCGACTTGCGCGACCTGTTCGACGAGAAGGGCGACCAGCTACCGACCAAGGACATCCTCGAGCACCTCAACGCTCTCGAGGATGCGCCCTGGGGCGACCTGCGCGGCAAGCCGCTCGACGCCCGCGGGCTGGCGCGCAGGTTGCGGAAGTTCGGGGTCGTATCCGCCACAATCCGCCATGGAGACGAGACGCCCAAGGGGTACAAGCGCGAGGACCTCTACGACGCGTTCAAGCGCTATCTGCCCCCAAAGGACCAGGTCAGCGCCGAATCGCCGTCATCGCCGGGTCACGACGACGAGCTAGAGGCAAGCGATGGTGTGGCGGATGTTGCCCATGTTGCGCTTCCTGGGGGGAGTCAAAGGGACACGCCTGCCTTAGTCCCCCACAGGGGCGCAACATCCGCAACAAGCGCAACGGACCCGGCCGAGCAGTGGTGGATCGACGACCCCGAGGCCGAGCGGTGAACACGGCTGAGGTGGTCACGGTGATCATCAGCTTTGCCGGCGCTCTCGTCGGCTCGGTATGGGCCGTCGCCGCCGCGTTGGGCTCTCGCATCGGCGACGTGGCGCGCCGCGTCGAACGCCTCGAGGACGCCGTCACCGAGTCGAACGCCACGATGGCGCAGCTGCGAACGGATCTCGCCGTAATCCGCACCGAGCTGGTCGAGCACGGGCGCCGTCTCGACCGAGTGGAGCGATGACCCCGGCAAGCGAACCGGCCTTGGTTGTTACAGGCACAAGCGCGTCACAACCCCCCGATAGCCGAGGTTGTTACACCCATGAGCCTGTAACAACTAAATCTCAAGGCGGCCGACCCCGTGTCGAACCTGACCGCTGCTCACGCTGTCATGAACCCATAGCCGACGACGTCCCCATCTTCTACGTGCCCCAGAACTGGAAGCGGGACTACGGCTCTCACATTCACCTCGAACCGTGCGGCATTGAACTCATGCGCGAGTTGGGCAGGCTGCGATGGCGCAAACCGTTCGAATGGCTGAGGTACCGCTGCCAGAACTGCGGCCGCCACATGGTGTTCAGCTCGACCAGCCCTCGTTACTACTGCTCGGACGCCTGCCGACAAGCCGCCTACCGCCAGCGCCAGCCGTGATCCAGGGGGAACCGCGGGACCACAACTCGACCAGCGCGAACCGCGCGGTCACAGTCGGTGTTACAGCTCTAGAGCAAGTTCAAAGCCGTAACACCCTGCGATGGGCGTGCCGTCACTGCCCCTTTCGGGTGCCACACCTGCGCAACCTCTCCACCTGCCAACACTGCGCGGATCCGTGCGAGCAGTGCGAGGACGAGCCAGGCCGCGACAACCTGTGGGAGGGACTGCATCCCCACTGCCGCAACTGTCACGTGGACACGCACAACTCGTGTCTCGTCTGCGGCCGCTGCCTACTTCAGAGCTATGACGTCTTGCCTGAATGGGGCGACGTGAAGATGACACGCGTGGACCGGCACTACTGCTCGAACGCCTGCCGACAGCGTGCCTACCGTCAACGCCAGGCGCTGGGTGTCACACCTACGCGGTACAGGCCGGGCCGGGAGGACGTCTGAGTCACCACCCCTCGGCCTGGCTGGCCGCTGCGAATCACAAAAGGCAACCGGCCTACCGGGTACCGGGGCGGCCACCGGTCGCTGGCACCGGGCGCCGATCCCCACCCCTTTTTTTGGGACGAAGCCGCCCGCTCATCACGATCGCAGTCGAAATTGCGCGGAAGCAAAAAAACTCAGCCGGAACGGGCCGAGAAGGAACGCGATGGGGCGCAAAGGGGGCCGAAAGGGGCACAATCGAGAGCAATGACGCGACCCAAGGGCACCCTGGTGGCGGCCACCCGGCGGACCATAACGGCGATGCGCCGAGCGGGCTCCATCGAGGAGGTCGACTCCCTGGTCGTCGCCAACGTGATGTTCACCGCCAAACTCTTGGACGAGCTCGACCCTGACACCCCTCCGGCCCAGGTGGCCAGCCTCGCCCGGGCCCATTTGGCGGCATCCAAGGCGCTGCGTGGAGACCATGATGAGGCCGTCGACGCCGGCCTGGCCACGGTGATCGCCGCGTTGGCGACGCCACCGGCCTATCCGTCCCCCGACGAGCTGGGCTGGCCGCGGAATGACCTCCAAGGCTGAGATGAAGCGCTACCTCCAAGAGCACGGCTGGTCCCGCCACCAGCGCGGCTACGCCTGGCGGGCCCCGACGCCGGATCGGTCCTTCTTCAACCTGGAGGAGGCCTATACGCTGGCGGTCACCTCGGAGAACGAACCGACCGCCCCGCCGCCTCCTCCTCAGGAGGCCAGCGAGGATGTCCGTCTGTAAGGGGCGGAGGCCGGCGCAGGAGGCTGTGCCGGCCCTCTAGGACACCCGAGCCGCCAGTGCATCCGTGCGCCGGCGGCCCGACAGCTCCCGGCGCTTGTACCGAGGAGGTCTCATGGACCTGATCACCAAGCGCGGCGACCATGTCGTGCTCGCGGCGATGGACGCGCAGGACGAGAACACGGCGAGAGAGCTGGCCGGTGCCCAGCACGAGGTGATGGGTGCCTGGGTGGTCGCCTCCCCGCGTGTGGGTGCCTACGCCATGCGGGTCTACGACCTCTTCGCCCGCCACACCACCGACGCCATGCACCTGGCCGAGACGCTCGACTCCTTCGCCATCTGGAGCGGACAGCGCGGCTGGGCCGAGGAGGGCGACCTCATCTTGCAGTTCTCCGACTCGCTCAGAGACGCGCTCTGCCGCATCCAAGACAACCACGACGCCGGCGCCAGCCGGGAGGAGACCGAATCATGAGCCGACTTATGGACGACCTCACCGCCCGCTACGAGGCGATGGAGTCCGAGTACACGAACGTTCTCAACCGTTGCGCACTCGACGGCCGGGACCTGTCTCCGGACGAGCTCGAGCGCGGGCGCCAGATGGCCATGCTGGGTGACCGGATCGTCGAGGTGCGCGAACAGGAGACCCGCCGTAGCGCCGGCACGCGCTTCATGGCCGGCAAGCCCTCGGTGTCAAAGGACGCCCCTATGGTGCGGATCCGCTCCGAGGCGGAGGTCTACCGTCCCGCCGACGCGTCGAGCGGGCCCCGGCTGTCGTTCTTCAGCGACCTCCTGCACTCCCAGATCGACGGGGATGTCGAGTGCCGCTCGAGGATCAACCGCCACACCGAGATGCACACCAGGGCGGTGGGTACGACCGGCACCGCGCCCGGTGTCGTCCCACCGACCTGGCTCTTCAACGAGTTCGCCATCATCGCCCACGGGGCGAGGCCCTGGGCCGAGCAGGCACGGCGCATCCCGGTCGACAACGCCAACCCGGTCCAGATCGGCCAGCAGACCGGTGGGGCGGTGGTCAGCGCGCAGGCGTCAGAAGGAGCGGCGGCGGCGGACGGCTCCTTCGTGGCCGGGGTCCTCACCGTCAACCCCACCACGTACACGGGCAAGGTCGACGTGTCCCGACAGATCATCGACGGCGGCATGCCGGCGGTGGACGGGCTGGTCTATGCGGACTGCATGGGGGCCTACAACGAGGCGGTGGAACAGGCCTTCGTCAACGCCCTCGAGGCGCTGGCGCCGCCGGTGGTCATCACCTACCCCGGCACGTACACGAACCTCCCCGACGCCTTCATCGACGCCAACGCGTCCACGGTCAAGCGCCGCAAGCTCGCGTCCACCACGATCCTGGTCTCGGCCGGGGCGTGGGCCTACATGGTCAAGCAAAAGGACACCAACGGGCGCCCGCTCATCACGACCGGCGACTTCGGGCCGACCAACGCCTACGGCGTGGGCACCCAATCCCAGTACGAGGGCCTGGCCGGTGAGGTCGCCGGCCTCAAGGTCTTCCCGAGCTGGGCGGGCGTGGACAACCACCTCTACAGCGTCGTGGCCGATGACCTCTTGTTGCTCGAGAGCAACACCTTCAACTTCAGATACGAAGAGGTGCTCGGGCCCTCGGCGGTGCGCCTCGGTGTGTGGGGCTACGCCGCACCCGTGGTCAACCGCTACGCCGCCTCGGTGGTGCGCATCAACGCCGGCACCACGATCCCCGCGCCGGCCGAGCTCGAGGCCGAGAGCGCCGAGGAGGCCGAAGAGGAAGGCCCCGGTTCGGGCCCAGGGACCCCACGCCGCCGCAGGCGCTAACGGGGGGCGTCCCGATATCGGGACGCGTCCGACATGCTGATGGGTCATAAGCATGTCGCTACCGACCCTTAGGTAGGTCAGGTTCGCGTCAGGCGCCAGCCCTCGACTTCGATTGCCGTCACCATCGCCGGCGCCGAGCGCAGGAACAGCTCGAGGACGACGGGGGCGTCACCTGCAGGTGCTGGGTGATGCATTTGCATAACTTCTCTCTGGGTCGTCCCTGGTTGCACGACGGCGGGTGATGCATTTGCATAACGGTCGTCGTGTCCGCGCGCCCGCGCCCGGCACGAGTTGGAGCAGTAGCGGGACTGGTACACGGTGATCGGCTCGCCGCACTGCGCGCAGCTGCGTCCCTCGGGCCAACGCCGTTGACGCTTGGACTTGGCCGCGGCTCGTGCACGACGCGGGGTGCGACGCGTGCCTGTTGCACCCTCCGGCGCGGTGCCGTTGCGGGCCGCAAGGAGCTCCTCCCGCGTGAGCGTCGTCAGAGGGCCGTCGTCGTCGGGCACCGGGAGCCGACCCTATGCCCGTTCAGTCCGGCTCGGAGCCCTCGTTGTCGTCGCCGGCCGTCATGCCGGCCTGACCCAAGATCTCGTCCACGGCGTCGGAGTGGCGCTGCATTTCGTCGGCCATGGCATCGGCCATCGACTCGCCGCCGTCCCCACCGTTGCCTTCGTCATCGGGCATCGTCATGGCCCCACCGTACGCCCAGAACCTCCCGCCAGCGGGAGGTTTCCGACAGAACTTCCCGCTGGCGGGAAGTTTCCCCAGAACTAACCGCCGCCGGTTACTTGAGAACGTCCCGCCAGCGGGACGTTTCGAAACTTCTCGCCGGCGAGAGGTTTTCGGGCACCGGGAGACGGGTGGCATTGCTCATCGTGTTGCCCTACGGCTGCGCCGGGGCCGGGCGACCAGGCGCTCGGTGGAGGCGGAGACGTCGACCACCGGGACGACCTTGTGCCGGTAGGTCCGCGCCAGCATGTCGATGGAGGCGTGGCCGAGCTGGTCCGCCACCGTGGCGAGGGGCACGTCGTCGGCTACGGCGTGGGAGGCGACGGTGTGGCGCAGCTCGTGGAAGGTCGCCTCCACGCCGGTGCGGGTGCAGAGGGCCTCGAAGGCCCGCCGTAGGCGCCCCGGGTCGAGGGGCCCGCCCACCGAGTTGGTGAACACGAGCCCGCTGTCACGCCAGTGCTCCGACGCCATCTGCTCCTTGCGCTGGCGACTCCTGTGTCCTCGCAGCTGTGTCCTCGCAGCGGAGCCGATGACGACGACGCGCACCGAGGCCGCCGTCTTGGTCGGCCCGACCTCGTAGCCGCCGCCCGGCGCCCGGCGCAGCCCCCGGCGGAAGTTGACCGTGCCCGCACCGAGGTCCACGTCGTCCCAGGAGAGCGCCAGAAGCTCGCCCCGACGTGCCCCGGTGGCGAGCGCCAGGGCGACGAGGGCGCCCAGCGTGGTGCCCTCCGAGGCTTTCAGCAGCTTCATGCACTCGGCGGGTTCCAGGGCGCGGCGTTCGCTGGGGAGTGCCGCATCGGGGGGCAGGTGGGCCAGACGGGCGACGTTGCGGGTCACGTGGCCGCGGCGCTCGGCCTCGCCCAGGACCTGGCCGAGCGCGTTGCGCACCAGGCGGACCGAGTTGCGGGCGTAGCCCTCGCGGGCCAGCTGGGTGAGGAACCGCTCGACCGCCTCCACGCTCAGCGTGGCCAACTTGACCTTCCCCAGGCCACTCTCCGCGACCCCGAGGGCCCAGCGGTACTGCTCAGCGGTCGCGGGGGCGAGCCGCTTGGCCGGGAGCACGTAGTCGCGCCAGTGCTCGATCTGGTCGCGCAGCGTCAGCGTGGTCGACGCCGGCAGCGTCCCGGTGGCCGCCTGGCCCAGCATCACCGCCATGCGGTCCTTGACCCCCTCGCGCGTCTTGGCCACGACGGTGCGCCGGCGGCCGTCGGGGAGGGTGACCGCACCCCGGTAACGGTCGCGCGCCGCCTCGTAGTAGATCGAGCCCTCGCCGTTGCCGCGTCGGGCGGCCTTGCGCTTGGCCATGTTGGTCCTTTCGGTCGTTGCTACCCCGCTGCTACCCCCGGCCGCCGCGTTTGACGGCGGGTCAAGAGGTCACCCGGACACCCCAGAGGGTAGCAATAGGGTAGCAACAGAACCGTACAGAAGGGGACACGGGGACTACTCCGTAGACTCGTGACCAGGGATAATCGCTTTTGACCAGGAGGGCGCATCTGACTGGGGGTCAAGAGGTCCCGGGTTCAAATCCCGGCAGCCCGACCACAAAGGCCCAGCCCAGAGGCGCATTCTGGCCATGCTCCCGGCAGCATAAAAAGTGGGCAGGGTAGCAACAGGGTAGCAACGGAGCTGGACACGCAAACAACACCGTTGACATTTACGCACACCGGCGCGATGGTTTCGGGCAGGACCACCAACCCCAGGGGCGGTCGGACGCTCACCCTGGGGCTCTGACGGAAACTGAACCGCACAGTTGTGAGTCACTGGTCGTGGGAAGTAGCGCCCCACGACCGGCGAGCGAACCGGGGTCCA